ACAATTATTCCTATGAGTTCTTCTGGAGATTTTCATAAAGAGGTTATGGGAGTTAAGGTATTACAACGATGTATTAAGAAGAAATCATGTTATTTAAGGATGAAAGCTTATAATTGTGCACAATTTCTTGGTTCTTCATATAATTGTAATAGGACTCCTAAATCTAAGGTTAGAGATACCCCCATTAAAGATGAAGTTAAAAAGTTATTTAACTTAGACTTAGAATGGGGCTCACCTATGTTTAAAGGTTCAGATGGTTATTCACCTTATGAACCTTGGGAAATAGGAATGGAGAAATGGGTTGTTGATAGACCCGGTGTTCCTTTTGGACTTCTTAACAGGTCTAAGATAGAATATGTAAATGCTTTAACACGAGTGTTGTATGATAATATTGATTATTGGAGATCAGAAGTCAAGGTTTTATCATGGGACGAAGTCGTTAATGGAATACCTGGTAAAAGATTCATTGATTCTATGAATTTTAAAAGTTCAATTGGATTTCCGTTTAAAGGTAGTAAAAAGTTATTTTCTCAAAATTTGGGAGATACTGGAGAAGGATGGAAAGACAAGAGGATATTGAACCAAGAATTCATTGAGGAAGCTGATAAAATTATTTTGATTTATAAGAAAGGTCAAAGATATTATCCTTGGTTTACCACTACATTAAAGGATGAACCAACTTTAGTAGGTAAGTCAAAGGTTAGAGTATTTCAAGCTTCTTCAACACCATTTCAATTGGTTGTTAGAAAGTACACATTAGGCATTTGTAGATTTTTACAAATGAATCCATTAGTTTCTGAGTGTGCAGTTGGGATTGATCCATGTTCGAGTGAATGGAATGAATTGTATTTACATTTAAATGGTATGCAAACTTACCTATATAATAGATGGTTTGCAATTGATTATAAGGTATACGATACTTCAATATCAAGTCAGTTAATTTTATGTATTGGAAGGATATTTGTTGATTTAGCAAGGGTTATAAATTATTCTGATGAGGATATAGCAGTTTTGCATTCTATTTTTACAGAATTATCTTTTTCAGTTGTTGATTTTAATGGTGATGTGTTAATGCTTGATGGTGCAAATCCATCCGGAAATCCTTTAACTGTTTTTATTAACAACATAACTAATAGTTTATTGATGCGTATATATTTTTATAATTTATATCCGAGATACACATTTAGAGATCATGTTCGTATGATGGGGTATGGAGATGATCTAATAGCCTCTGTAAGGGCAACAGTTGGCTATTTTAATATGATTGGTTATGCCAATTATATGAAAGACTATGGTTTTTTAGTTACACCAGCGGTCAAAGATGCTCAATTGACAGCTTATGTTGGTGTTGAGGAAGTTGATTTCCTTAAACGAAAGTTTGTATGGGATGCGGATTATGGTGCAGTTATTGCACCATTAGAAGAAGCATCCATTTATAAACGTTTATGCAACTATATGTCATCTGATACAGATGTAAATATAATAGTTGGAGCA